CTCGGTCAGCTTGGACTCCAGCTCCTTGCGGATCTCCGGCACCGTCTTGCCGATGCGCTCGAGCAGTTCGTCGAGCGTCTTGTCGTGCTCGACCAGCAGCTGCGCGAACTCCTCGGCCCGCTGGCCCAGCTGCTCGTTGCTCGTGATGATGGCGTCGAGAACGCTATGCATTGTCAATGGGTGCGGAGGCTTTTGATCTTGGCGCGGCGATCACTCACGCTCGCGAAGAGCGCGGTGAGTTTGTTCTCGGCGTCGGCCTTCTCGGCGAGCATCTTGCGGGCGTCGGAGAGCGTGACGATCGGGGCGGGAGGCGGCGGCGCCGCGACTGGCTTCGGCTGAAATCCGAACGGCTTGAGCGCCTGCTCGATCTGCGCCTCCGTCTTCGCGTTCTGTCCGAGCTTCTCGCGGACGGCAGCGAGCTTTGTCGCCTTCTCGGCCAGCTTCTCCAGCGGCCGCTTCACGCGGTTGCGCCCAGCCTCTAGCGCATCGGCGACGCTAGTCGGCCGGCTCATCTCCTCGCGCTTGAGCGCTTCGGATTTCGCGCGCGCCCAGCTGGCCCCGGCGTCACCGCCCCAGAGAGCCCACGCGATGCGGCCGGCGGAAGGGTAGCCGTCTTCGCCAGGCGAGAAGCCCGTGCCCTGCTTATCGACCTCGTGCCGCGCGAAATACGAGACCATCCGGCGCACCGTGTCGGGCGAAAGGCTGGCCTTGTTGGAGATGTCGCGCGCGCGAGCGACGCCGACGGCCGTGCCTCCGCGGTTGAACTTCTCGCGCCACTCGAGGCCGCGCTTGGCCTCGGCCGCCATTGCATCGGTTGGCGTGAGATCGACGCTGGCGAAGCGCGCAAGCTCGGCCGGCGTCGGAGGCTGGTCCGGCGTTTCGCCCTCGGGAGATGCGGTCGATTCGGCCTGCGCCTCCGCGGCAGCGCTCGCCACGTTGTCGCCGGTAGCGGCAGCAGCGGCTGGCGTGCTCGGAAGCGAATTGGTCACGAGGCGAATCGCCGTCTCGGGGATCTCGTAGCGCTCGGAGAGCTCCTTGACGTAGCTCGCTTCTGCCGCGATCTGCTCGAGCCGCGTGAAGGCATCGGTGCCCTGCTCGGCCGCAATCTCCTGAAGAGACTTCGCGCCCTGCCGGTTCTCGTTCATATTGGCCGCGGACTCGCGACCAACGTCGATGGTCAGCTTGGGCGGGAAGCGCCACTCGCCGCGGGTCGCGCGCTTAAGCGCCTGCACCGGAGTTTCGCCAGCGCGAGCCGGAGGCGCCGGGATCTCGCCGCGCGCGATGGCGTCCAAGATCACCGCGTTCTTGATCGGGTCGAGCACCTTGTCGACGAGCACGCCCTGATGCCGCGCGAACACGCGGTCGGCCGCGGCAAACTCCGCGCGCACGCTCGGGCCGGCGTAATCCTGCGTGCCGAAGAGGACGCCCTTCGGGATGCCGACCGCGATGGAAAGCTCGTGCATCAGATGCGCGATAAAGCCTGTAAACGCCGTGCTCGGCCGCGCCGGCATCGTCTCGACGCGGTCAGCCTGGCCGAGATACTTAATCATCCCGACCTCGGAAAGCTCGTTCTTCTGCTGCTGGCCGCTGGGAAGCGTCGCGCTCGGGGTCGGAGTGAAGAGGTTGCGCGCGTTGGCCGTGCCGCGATCGGTGAAGACGAGCGCAGCCTGCTGCGAAGCGAAGCGCACGCCGGCCTTCTCGGCCTGGAGGATTTCGTGCAGCATCCGCGCCGTCTGGATCGCCGCGTGGAAGTCGGTCACGCCGCGGTACTGATCGACGCGGAACGGATCGAAGTAGTGGCAGAAGTTCCCAGCCGGCACGTCCTCCGCGCCAAAGTAGACGCCCTCGCGAGTCACGCGGTAAATGCGATACGCGACCGGCACGCCGAACTCGTTCGTGATGACGCCCTCGAAGTAGTTCTCGGAGTCGAGGCCCATCTCGTTCGGATTCCCGATGCGGGTCGCCGGCACCAGCTGGAGCTTCAGCCCATCGCCCACGCGGCGGATGACGAACCCGCAGTCGCCGTCGACCGGCCGATTCTCCGCGGCCAGCTGCACGAGCTTGCGGAACGAGTTGCGGCCCGTGGCATCCGCCTGCTTGCACCACGTGTGGAACCACTCGCCGACGGTCGCGTTGTAGTCGCGGTCGCCGGTCGCTGGCGAGTATTCGGTCGGCGTGAGGTAATTGCCGAATTTGCGCGAGACCTCCTTCACCTCGGGACAATTCTCGACCAAGTTCCGTGCCTCCCACATCATCACCACCCGCTCGCGCACCGTCTGCGAGGACTCGCTCGGCTGGCCGTACTGCATCGGCGCATAAAGCCGGTTGGTCTGCGCGGCGTTGTAGCTAAACAGCGCGGTCTCGACGCGAGCCTGGAGCCGGCGCAGCGCGGCCTGCGGAGCGATGGTCTCAAGCGCGCGCTCGAACCACGGCCGGTTGCGGATGACTGCGGTCGCGTCGAAGGTCTGCATAATCAGTTGCCCGTGAAGCTGACGAACGTCGTGTCGGTCGTGTCGCCGTTCTGGTACTCGATGGCGGCGGTGATGTCGCCCAGCATCTGGTTCAGAGTGTTAAGATCGGCGCGCGTGACGCTCTTCCCGTTGAGGCTGTAGCTCGTGTTGAGCAGGCAAGCCTGGATCGCGTCGAGCACCTTCGTCTTGAGCGTCGTGAGCGTCGCGACGTCAACGTCGAGAAAGGGATTGTCTGCCGCCATAAAAGAGCGGCCGCCGTCAAAAGGTTTTTTGACGCCCCGTAATGCTACGACTTTGACGGCACGAAGCGGATGATGCCCGCGATGGTCGCCATACAAAGGAGCATCGCTGACGTGTCGAGCCCGTGATTTGGGGCGTTGCTTCTTACTTCGACCCATTGCCAGACGCCCGTCCGCACCTCGACCTTCGCCTCGCCCTTGAGGTGCTCGAGGTAAAGCGGGTTAACGTCGGACGGCAGTTCCCAGCGCAGATCGCCCTTGCCCTCCAGCGCGGTCGCGAGCGTGTCCTTGAAGTAGTCGCCGGACCAGTTGTAAAAGTAGACGTCGCCGCCGCGGTAGTCGCTCACCTGCGGGTCGCTGAACGGGAAGTTGACCATCGTCCCGGTCGCCTCGTCTCGCATCGTCCACGTCCGCCGGCCGTAGCCGCGCATCGATCGCCAGCCGAACTCGGCGCAGTCGCGGTCAACGTCCGCCGGCCGGTAGCCGCGGTCCTGCGCAACGCAGGCGCTCGAGACCTTGAACCGCTCCTGGAGCGCGCGCAGCTGGTCCCGCGTGTCGATGCGCCCGAACCATAGCTGGCGATAGCGCGGCCCTTGCGCGGTTGAGAAAGCGCCGACCTCGCACCAAAAGTGGTCTTGCTGACGGTCAATCGCGAGGAAGCGGATCGCCTCGTCGGGGATCGACTCGCCCTGCGCGTAGTCGGCCAACTTGTAGCCCGAGTCCTTGAGCAGCACGTTCACCGCCTTCTTTTCCACAATCCACGGCAACGCCTGCCGCTTGGTTCGGAACTCGATCTTCGCCTGCTCGTCGCCCGTGCGAACCAGCTGGTTTTCGGCCTGGAGGAACTCTTCGACGAGGAGCCGCATCGGCCGCGTCACGATTGCCTCGAGGCGGAACGAGCGCACCTCCCGAGGCGCCGCAGGATTCATCGGCACGAAGCGCCCGGTCTTCGCCCAGCCGGCGCGGGTCGCGTCGCTGTCCGCGGACTCGTGCCCGCAGGAGATGCAGCGAAAGCGGCACGTCTCCACCGCGCGCCCCACGTCCCACGTCTCGTCGTCGCGTCGCGCCCCGCGGTCCCAGATCACGCCGCCGCGCTGCTCCTTGTGCAGCACCTCGAACGCGACCGGCAGAATCTTGCGGCAGCCTGGGCACTCCGCGTGCCACTCGCCCTGATCGCCCGAGCGGTAGCTCGTGTCCTCGACGTTGCCCGTTTCCGCGTCCATCACCGGCGCCTGGCTCGCATTGTAGATCTTCGAGCGCCCGACCTCCTCGAACTTAGAGACGCGCGCCACCGCGTGGCCGTAAATCTCCTGCCAGCGCGGGAGCCAAAGCTCGTCATTGATCTTGTAGCGGATCGACTGGCTCTGCTGCGTCGAGAGGTTCGCCGCGTTCAGCGTGACGAAGAATCCGCCAAAGAAAATCTCGGTCGTCGTGCGGTGCGGCCCCGGCTTCGGCAGCATTGCAGCCACCGGACGGCAGCGCTCAAGAAGCGGCCACAGGCGCGTCTTCGCGTGCTTCTCGACCATCTCGTCGGTCTGCATCGTCCAGCTAATCGGGCCGGGATCGTTCGCGATGATCCACGGCAGCCAGACGTCGGCGACCAGCGTGCCGCCGATCTGCACGGCTTTCCGAAAGTGAACGCGCCGGACCAGCGGATTTTGCAGCGCGTCGAAGATCGGCACCAGCCACGGCGAGAGCCGCACGTTGAACGGCCCAGGCGTCGCGTAGGATTCCGGCAGCTGCACGTGCCGCCGCGCCCAGTCGTAGATCGGCGAGCGGTCCGGCCGCGGGAGACGGAAGCCGGCGAGGAGTTGCTCTGCGCTCATTCCTCGGTCGCGCTCTTCCGAATCGCCTCCGTCTCGAAGCGCGCCAAGTTTCCCGCGATCACCTCGCGGATCTCGTCCAGGATTAAGCCGCCTTCGACGTTCGCCTCCGCGGCTGACTTGCCGGCGACGCGCGGGCCGAGCTCAACCTCGAGCTTGAGCCGCAGGAGCAAATCGAGCTTCTGCGAAAGCAGCTGGAGCATATCCTGCACGACCTCGCGCTCGACCGTCTCACCCTCCTCGCGCTTGTTCTTCTTCTTCAACAGCGCGATGTTCTCGCGCATCAACTCGGCTTTGAGGTCGGCGAGCGTCTTGGTCGACGTGTCCTTGCCGATCAGCTTCTCGGCGCAGAACTTCCGCCACGCCGTCAGGTTCTCGCGGCGTCCGTCGATCTGCTTCGCCGGCGCATCTTCTGGGTAGCGCGCGCGAGCGTCGTAGATTGCCTGCCGCGAAAGCCCGAGCTCGCGCGCCAGGGTCGCCGTGTCCTTGACCCAATCGCCACCGGATTGCTTCGCCTCGTATTCGTCGAGCGCTTTCCGCTCCGCGGTTGTCAGCGTCTTGCCGGCCTTCAGCCGCTTGACGATGTTCGCGAGGTTGGCCTTCGCGTAGACCTCAACCGGGGACGCGGAGTCGTCGGTCACAGCTTGCGAGGCTCCTTGCCGGTGGCGTCAGCCCAGCGTTGGATCGCGACGGCGACGTAAGCGGGATTGAGCTCAATCGCTCGGCACTTCCGGCCCGTGCGCTCGCAGGCGATGATCGTCGTGCCGCTGCCGCTGAACGGCTCGTACACGAGCTCGCCCGGCTTCGAGTTGTTTCGAATCGGGCGCTCCATACATTCAATCGGCTTCTGCGTGCTGTGGCCCGTCTCGCTCTTCTGCGGCTTGTCGATTTCCCAAAGCGTGCTTTGCGTGCGGTCGCCATTGTAGTGGCCGGTCGCGCCTTTGCGCACGGCGTACCAGCAGGGTTCGTGCTGCCAATGGTAGTCTCCGCGCCCGATGGCAAACACCTGCTTTGCCCAGATGATTTGAGATCTGATTACAAAGTCGATGGCGACAAGTGATTCTGAAACGCTTCCCGCCATCACTCCGGCGTGCCATACATACGCAACGTCTCCAGGGAACAAAGCCCAGGCCTCGCGCCAGTCAGCTTTGTCGTCGTTCAGCACCTTCCCCACGGCGCGGCCACCGATTTGCGAACCATCCGCGCGCATTGCTTCATTCCTCCAGTTCGCATCGTACTCCACGCCGTAAGGCGGATCCGTCACCATCAGATGCGGCTTCTCGTCGCCGAGCAACCGCTTCACGACCTCCGCGCTGGTTGAATCTCCGCAGGTGATCCGGTGCTCGCCAAGCTGCCAGACTTGCCCAAGCTCAACGCCCCACCTCGCGCGTAGTTCTTCGGCCTTGTCGATCTGCGGCTCGGCGTCGGCATCGCTCTTCACCTCCGGCTTCAGCGCCTCAAGCTCATCTAGGTCAAAGCCAATCTCCTCCAGCGGGAAGTCCTCCGCCTTGAGCGACGCAAGCACGTCGGCCAGCTTCTCGTCCCACTCAGCCAGTTCGGCGCTTCGGTTGTCCGCGATGCCGAAGGCCGTCGCCTGCGATCCGGTCAACTCGGTGCGGACGATCTGAATCTCGCGCCAGCCAAGTTCACGCGCCGCGGCCAGGGTGCCGTTGCCGGCCAGGACGATTCCCTTCGCGTCGACCACAATCGGCTTCTGCTGACCGAAGCGACGCAGGCTCGCCTTGATCGCGTCCATATTGCGCTGGCCGTGCTTCCGCACGTTCGCCGGGTCCGGCGACAGCGTCTCGATTCCGACAGTTTCAAGTTTCATTCGTCAATTTTTACAAAAAGCCCAGCCCCGTTTTTTTGCGCTAGGTCTTGCAACC